TTTCAAAAGTCATTTTTTAGTATGTGTATGTTCTGATTGTTTGTTATATCAAAAGATTTCGTTTTTTAAAAAAGGCAAGGAAGGCAAGATTTTAATCCGGCTACAACTTGTTGTTCGACTTTTTGGAGTTCTGCAGTCACTAAATCTACAGTATGAACTACGTGAGGAAGAACGGCATCACACCATCCAAGTGCAATAGTCTTTTCAGAATCAGAAAGAGGTGACGAAGAAATAGCCTTTTTGACTTCAGAAACAATTAAAGCAGCTTTGGCTTCATCGGTAAGATGTGCCATGAGTTTGATTTGAGCGATAACCTTCAATGCGTATTGAAGGAGTTGTTTTGGGTCTTTCAAATCAACGCCGACAGGAGATACGGCCAATTCAACATCTTTTAAAGTCAAAGGAGCAGGAACTTCTGCTACTGGTTCTACTACAACTGGAGTTTCGACTACGGCTGGAGTTTCTACTACAGGTTCTGCGATGACAGGAGGGGATTCAACAGGAACATCGGACATTTTGTAATACGCACCGATTATTCTGTAAATACAAATGCGTGCGTTCATTCTGCCGTTTTTGTTCAGTTTAGTTTCAGGATCATGTTCAGATGGAAATGTATCACTATCTCCTCTGGGCACCCTACCTCCTTGCTATTTAGCGTCCGTGAGTTACCCTACGCCTAACGTCCAAGCCTTTGAAAGTTACTACTTCAATGCGTCTTCTACTGGTTCGTGGCTCGTAGGGTTCACGTTCCGCCAAGATCCAGGATACTGGACATTCAAAAATCCGAGCGTCACAGCTTCGGTTCCGTATGATCCAACACAACTCTTACAGAACGCCAACTTGTCTCAAGGAGGACCCGTTGTTGTGAACGGAGCAACTGCGAGTGTTCCTACAGGTTATCAATTGTGGTATCAATCAGGTCAAGCACCACAGGCAGCGGGAACCTGGTCTACAGGCCAATGGTACGACGGAGCTGTAGGAACATTTGACGGAATTTACCAGGGAATAACGGTAAACCAAAACACACTATACAAGTTATCGTTTTACTTATTAGGAACCCAAGCGTCTGATGGAAATGGTATTCAATTAGGCGTCTATGCTCTGCCTTGTGCCAACGTTTCAACTCCTCCTGCTTACTGCATACCTTCATCGTTCCTCGGTATATCCGTAAACGTTCCAGACTCAAGTTCCCAATCTCCGTCAATGACCGTTTCTCTATCCCCAAGTATTTCGAGTATTGCTTCGTCAAAAGCTACTTCCAGTGTATCGTTGACAACATGTTCGTCTACATCCACCACACAAACTCCAAGTTTGTCTCTGTATGCAACTCTTAGTTTAACAAGTTCAAACAGCCCTTCTTCGTCTGTATCAAGTTTATCTACCAGCAGTCTTACAACTTCTTCTACAAATTCAGGGAGTTTAAGTAACTCTTTAAGTTTTTCGTCTTCTAACTCCATTTCGTGCTCTTCTTCTTATAGCGGATCTTCCTCTATTTCAACCACAATCAGTTTTTCATCTTCAACGACATCCATTGGATCACCTTCTTCTGGTGCATCTTCTTCCATTCGTGCATCTGTTTCTGTAAGTAAATCCATCAGCCAGTCGCGGTCAGTTTCCGCATCCACAAGCATATCTTCCAATCCTTCCATTACTCCTAGTATAAGTTCTTTGTTAAAACAAATGGACAGCTTTTCTGCTACTTCCACGCCTATGTTTATCGTGACTGCGTATCCTACAACCAGTCCAACTGTAAGTTCTTCCGTTAACGCTACAGGTCTGGTCATTATTGAGAACAATAGTTCTATGGGTACAATAGTCGGATTAGCCGGTGCATCTGTTGGATTGATGGGCGCATTTTTCGGTGTATATTTGGCCCAGTTCTTACCTCAAGGAACTTTGTCAAGATTCATGCCTCAGAACTTACTTAACAGTTTCCGAAACGATCCTATCGGTTCTATCCGAAAATTAGTGAACATCGTCAAAGATCCAAAGAAGGCGATTACAGATGCGATTGCCAGTAATACTGGACTAACCTTAGATAATAATGCGGTGGTCACGCAAGATACTCCCCCAATTGAAACAAAAGTTGAATTGCCTCAAGTAGAAGATACTCCACCACAACAAACTTCTGTAGTTGAATCCATACCAAAAGTTATTACTGCATTAAAACCTGCGTTTGGTATTCGCCGTTGATCGCTTACGTTTCTTAGGAGAACAGTAAGGACAATCGCCTACATCCGGCGAACATTTTTCACACAACTTAATTTTAAGTTTACGCTGACGACGGGTCTTCATTCTGTTTCTTAGGGCAAGAAGAACATCCAGGTGTTGCGACCTTGATTTGAGACTGGATAGAGTATCCGTAAATAACTGCTAAAACAATTGCGCCAAGAACTGCCCACCACCACATTTATTAAAATGTAGCAAAATTGTGCTTACATATATCGCGCGAAGTAAGACAATGGGTATTCCTTTTTATTTTGCAAGTTTAATCAAGTCTCATCGTGGGATTGTGAACACAATCAAACGAGGAGCTCCGTTAGAAGTTGATGTTCTCGCTGTGGACTTTAATTGTTTGATTCACCGTTATCTCAAAGAAAATGATCCAATCAAATCAGTTTTGGATGCACTTGAATACTTGCTTGAAAACGTGTGCAAAGCAAAACATGTAATTATTGCGATGGACGGATTGGTTCCTTACGCAAAAATAGTTCAACAACGTTATCGTCGTATGCGTATTAAAACCGATGACGGATTTGACCGAAACATGATTTCTCCAGACACGCCTTACATGCGAGACCTTGAATCTGCTTTGGCTGCTAAGTTTCCTCTTTTCACATTAAGCAAAACTTCGTCTCCAGGCGAAGGAGAACATAAATTGATCACAGTTATTCAGAACATCCCTGAACCTCAACGTAAAAGCGTTTGTATATACGGACTGGACGCTGATTTGATCCTTATATGTTTACAACATCGTGAACTTTCGTCTCGTGGGAAAATGCACTTGTTAAGAGAAAGCGCAGAATTTGACGATCCTGCTTTGAAACATGCAGAATTTGCGACTTTGGATGTTTGGGCCTTGTCTGTTCAATTACCTTTGCCTATTGAACAGTATATGATGCTTTCTATCATGTGTTTCGGCAACGATTTCATGCCTAATTTAGGAATGTTCTCGCTGAGAGAAGACGGATATAATCGCGCACTTCATTTTTATACGGACGCGGGATGTCCTGATTTGACAACTGTAAAAGGACGTCATACATTTTTGATGTTCTGTGCATCCAAAGAAATGGAAGTTCTCAAAGAACGTATTGGACTAAGAAAGGTTCCTATTGAAAAAGGAGTGTTAGGAAAAGACCAATCTATGTTTTCAAAGAAGTACAATTTGCATGTTTTGGATGGAGTTCAAGACACGAAACCAGTAGTTGAAGCGTACTGGAAAACGTTCCATTGGACTGAATACTATTTCAAAAACAGTATCCCGATAAACTGGAACTGGGTATATCCTTACTCTGATGCTCCTCTAGTTTCAGATATCGTGAAATACACTGAAACCAAGGCAGATAAAGGGAAATTGAATTTCACAATCGCTGATCAATTGCATTTCATTATGCCAAGCTCGGCACTCAAGAAAATGAGACGCAAAGTGAAATACGAAGACGAGTTTCATAATGAAGAAGACAGACATCCGTGGTTGAAAAGGCACGGATGGGAAATGAAACCTCGAATTTCTTTGCCTTGGAATCCTATCGATTCCCTAACGAAAGTTTCCCCCCTTTCAATCTGAAACCTACACTTATTGGTGCACCGGAAGGGTTCAGTCCAGGCAAGGGGTTCCCGCGAGGACCTTTTGTAGATTCAATAGGCGTAACGATATCAGATTCAGGAAAAAACACTTGTTGAGATCCGTCTCTTAAGTTCCAATATTCTGCATTTATTTTCATCATTTCACGAACTGTTCTGGTCATCATAAACGATTCTGGACTGACTTCGCGTGTCCAATTTCCTAAAAGATACTGCAAATACTTTTCGCGATACGTTCTTGCGTTTGTCATTTTTGTGTTGTTACTGATGGTTGTTAAACAATCGGCAACTGTTGGAATAACAGGTTTATCTAATCTTCTATTCACGCTATTATGCACGCGAACTACAAACAAGAAAAATTTGTACCTGCTACTTGACCAATCAGGATGTCTTGCTTTATAAGACTCGAACATTATCGCAAAATGAGTTTTGCAGTGTGGACATGATATTGTATCTGCAAAAAAGCTCATAAATCTGTTGAGAATTTCTTTATCTTCTTTTGCAGGAGTGTCTGGGTAATTAAGACTTATACTGTGCAAAGTCATCCAAGCTAACGGACCCCAAACGTTCGTCATTATTTACTCTGAGGAAATGAATCCCGCCAACATTGCGCCACTCAGCATTTCGCGCTTTACACGAGGAGGAGTTGTTTCATTTTTCAATAATCCGTGTTTTTTCACAAGATCATCTACTTGCTTGTCTGTCATTTTTCTGACCTTACGTTTGATCGTCTTTCTGCGTTGGTTTTCACCTTTGTCCGTAAACAACCGAATCGTATGTCTACGCATGAACTTTTTTAATGGAGGAGGTTTGGCAGGGTCAGAAACAGGTTTAAGTTTGAGTGTCTTTTTCAAAACGCCTTTAGGAAAAGTTCTCATGGATTTTCGTTTACGTGCAGCACCAATAATACTTCCTAAAGGCTTGAACAAGGAAGGTTTTGCTGGTTCTGGTTCTTTTGTTTCAGGTGGTTTTGCAACAGAATCGTCAACTTTCGTAATTGTGATTTTGTCCGACATCGTCTCTCTTATTAAAAACGAATAAATAGATTTAGGGCGAACACACTTTAAACAAAATACCATGGAGTGGGAAGCAATTTCAACATATTTTAAAAACGGCGTAGAAAAGTTGGTAGAACATCAAATTGAGTCTTTTGAAGACTTTATTCGTAACAAGATTCCCTTGATTGTGTGCTCTACTGCTCCTATAGTAGTATGGCACGAACAAGATGAAACTACGAAGAAGTACAAGTACGAATTCCGCTTATCGTTTGAAAACATAACGTATACGAAACCACGTATCCAAGAAGCTACAGGACGTATTAAACCAATGTTTCCTCAAGATGCACGAACACGTAACTTTACGTATGCGGCCCAGATGTTTTCTGATATTCGGTTTACTGCAAGAACTTACAAGGCTCCAACATTCGTTGAAATGGAAGAAGAAGTGAAAGTGTTTGAAGGTGTATCTTTAGGCAAGGTTCCAGTTATGCTTGGTTCATCGTTATGTATTATGAAAGATTACCCTTTATCAAAAGAAGAAATCGGCGAATGTCCTTATGATCCATTTGGTTACTTTCTTATCCACGGATCTGAACGAACTATTTTGAGCCAAGAGAAGGTCGCAGACAATCAGATAATGCTTTTCTATAACAAGAAAACAGCTTCAAAGTACACTTATTCCGCAGAAATGAAATCCTTACATGAATCGTTCACAACTCCTCCCAAGAAATTAGAAGTTCGTGTATCTGCTAAATTTAACGGTTTAGGGTACCCTTTAACTATGTGTGTTCCTCGATTTCACGAAGATCTTCCTTTAGGCGTTATGTTTCGTGCTTTAGGTGTGGAAACAGACTACGAAATCGCAAGAATTATTTGGGGATCTGAACTTGACGACCAAAAAATTGATATGTTAGCTGCTTCTTTCTATGAATGTTCGGAAATCAAAGTGTATACAAGGGAAGACGCGATTGAATATTTGAGTCATCATTTACAATACGGAACTACACAGGAAGACAAGAAAGCGTATGTCCGTTCGTTGCTGGATACTGAATACTTGCCTCACGTCAAGTTTGGAGGCGATAAATCGGCTCATTCGGTACTGGAAGCAAGAAAAGTTATTTTGACAGGATGGATGGTGCGTAAACTTCTTATGACCAAAATGGGACTTCTAAAAATTGACGATCGCGATGCATACCCTAATAAACGCGTAGTCACTACTGGTGCTTTACTTACTCATTTGTTTCGTCAATTGTTCCAGAAAGTGTGTAAAGATATTCGTTCAAAGTTTGTGCATGAAGTGAATAACGATACATGGAAAAAACGCGAAACTCCAAGACCTCTGGAAGTCTTGAACGTGAACAATCTATACAAGATTCTGAAAGTGTCTACCATTGAAGGAAAACTGAAGCAAGCGTTGGCCACGGGTAACTTCACAGTGCAAGGGTTGGGAACGTCTACAGTTTCTACTGCTACGAAAATGGGTGTTTCTCAAGTATTGAATCGTCTTTCTTATGCGGCCACAATCAGTCACGTAAGACGCATTCAAACTCCCGTTGAAAAATCAGGGAAGTTACTTGCGCCACGTAAATTACACGGAACATCTTGGGGATACGTTTGTCCTGTAGAAACTCCAGAAGGTCATTCCGTAGGTATCGTGAAATCCATGTCCATGCTTTCTTCTGTCACCCAACATTCGCCTTCAGCTATTGTGATGACATTCTTAGAGAACCAAAAAGGTATTCAATGGGTCACAAACACAAAAACAAATTACGAAGGTGTTATGGTGATTTTGAATGGTGTGATTGTAGGATTTGTTAAAGATCCTAGCACATTATACACTGCATTACGTGAAGCTAAACGAACATTCAAGATTCATCCACAATCTGGCGTGTCATGGAACATTTACCAGAACATTCTGAATATTGAAACTGATGGTGGACGATTCGTGAGACCTTTGTTTCGTATTGAAAATGAATCTATTGCAAAATACCCTTCCGGTCCTGATTTAGAATGGAACGATTGGGTGAGATCATGTATCGAGTATATTGATCCTGCCGAAACTGAAACTATACGCATAGCTATGTATCCTTCGGAAATCAAGAAAGAACACACACACTGTGAAATTCATCCTACGTTGATTTTAGGACATATGGCTTCAAGTATTCCGTTCTCTGATCACAATCAATCTCCACGTAACACTTACCAATCTGCTATGGGCAAACAATCTATGGGTATCTTTGCTCGTAACTACGCCAAACGTTTGGACAAGAACGGATACATTTTGTGTTCTCCTATGCGTCCATTCGTAGAAACACGTATGATGAACATCCTGAAATCGCAAGACATGCCTTGCGGAGATAATATCATGGTAGCTATTGGAATTTACTCGGGATACAACCAGGAAGATTCAGTTATCATGAATCGCGGATCTATTGATCGCGGTATGTTCAGAACTCTGTATTACACGATTTACAAGGACGAAGAACATCGTAACGTGTCTTCAGGCAAGGAAGAAAAGTTCGCTAAACCACGACGCGAAAATACCCGAGGGTTCAAGACTTCATCTTACCATGCAATCCAAGACAACGGAGTTCCAATTATGAATTCGTATATCGGAGAGAACGATGTAGTGATCGGAAAAGTCACCAGCTTGAAATCCGATCCTAACGGATACACTTTCCGCGATTCTTCAACTGTCCATCGCAACTCCGAAACGTGCAGAGTAGACGGAGTTTGGAACGAAAAGAATTCTGACGGGTATCCCTTCGTAAAAGTCCGAGTCGTATCTGAACGTGTCCCTGAAATTGGAGATAAAGTCAGTTCACGACACGGACAAAAAGGAACTTGCGGGATCATTTTGAACGAAGAAGATATGCCTTATACTGCCAGCGGAATGCGACCTGATATTATCATGAACCCTCATGCTGTTCCTTCACGTATGACCATTGCCCAACTGATGGAAACAATGTACGGTAAAGTATGTGCAGAACGAGGAACTTTGGGCGACGGAACTCCTTATTCTCATCTAAAAATTGGAACTTTACGTGAACATTTACTTGCTTTGGGAATGCATCCTTACGGTAACGAACTAATGTACAACGGCCAAACTGGTGAAATGATGGAAGCCGAAATATTCATGGGACCCACATTCTACCAACGTTTGAAACACATGGTTATCGACAAGAAACATTCTCGTGCTCGTGGTCCAATTGTGTCTCTCACACGTCAACCTTGTGAAGGAAGAAGCAGAGATGGTGGATTACGTGTAGGTGAAATGGAACGTGATTGTATGTTGTCTCATGGTATTGCGATGTTCACAAAAGAACGTTTGATGGACGTTTCAGATCCGTTCAAGAGTGGATATTGTACAAAATGCGGAACTTCGGCTGTAGTAAATCCTGATGAGAACGTTTATCATTGCGGATCATGTGGAGTGAACACGCACTTTGAAATGAAAACTATTCCGTATGCTGTAAAATTGTTATCTCAAGAACTTGAAGCCATGCATATAGTTCCACGAATGGTGTTTGAATAGACTTACTTGGCGCTACTGTTGTAGATGTAGATTCTTGAATTAATACAATGAAGCAGTATATTGTTGAATTTTTAGGAACTCTTGTGATTGTTGTTTGTTTACTGGTAACAAATGCCAATCCGTTCATTATGGCAATAGTTTACTATGCAGTCTACACTATTGGAGAAGACGTGACTACTGGTCATTTCAATCCTTTAGGTGCACTGATATTTTATGCAGCAGGGCGAGTTCCTTTACATGAAACAGGTATGAACATTATAATACAAATGATTGCTTTATGTGCAGCTGTAATAGCTGTGATTCCAATAAGCGATACGATACAGCGGCTGTAAAATGTATCAATAAAGTAATGGGGAAAACAAGAAGAAATAAACATAAAGTCGGAGGAGAAAAAATAGGTGAAGGAGTTCAAGGCATTGCTTACGATACAGGATGCGCCGTTTCAGGACCTTCTTTGTGTAAAACTCTAGATAAGGAAACAATTACACAAATAGAAATTTTCAAGTTAGACGGAAACACGGAGAAAGTTGTAGATCCAAAATCTATAGAAGACTTCAAAGAAAAAATAGCAGAGTCTCATGATTCTATTTCCAAAGTCTTTAAACCATCGGGGTTTTTTTCGTTAAGATCAACAAGAACCAATTTTTTATACGAAATCAAAGAGAACTTGAAAGTTCTTAAAGATTACGGAAAAATATCTTCTAAGCGTTATTTGACTTTAGCAGGATTGGATGGAATGATCGGCGCAGTGATCACTACTGCATCCAATACTTATCACGTTATATTCAACGAAAAATGTAATCCCCGTTACGATTTTGATGTTGAAAAGTTCACGTTAGATTTATTGAAGAGTTTGGAGAAGTATGATGGAAACCATAACGATATTAAGTTGGACAATATTGTGTTTTGTAATGGAACTTATAAATTCATAGACTGGGGAAAAGCAGGACCTAAAAATGAACTCATTGCAGGAAATTCAGCAACTACAAGTCCAATGAAATGGTATATTTACGGAGGGTATTCTAGTTTAGCTAAGAGATACTTTGCTTCTAAAATCAAACAGGAAGTTCGGTCTCATCCTGAATTTGCAGATACTTACAAAAACATACTAGATGAACTGGATACTGCTTTAGTTGAAACATCTAATCGAACTACGTTAATGAATAAATATAAAGACAGTTTTGACGTATTTGCATTAGGAATGACTATATTGTATGGAATTATTGAACATAAACTAGATTACATAAAATGCCGGATTTTGATCCAAAGACTAACCTCGCTCAAAGATCCAATGAACCCTAAACAAGCACTTGTTTTTTCAAAGAAGTTTTTCAAAAAATTGTAAATGCCACTTTAATAGAACGAAACTAACTATACTAAATGAGTTTATATTTGTACGTGATTGATCCAGACCATCGCAAAGAAGTTCGTGAACACGTTGAAATTCGTCGTCCAACAGATTCAGGTGTAGATTTATTATGTCCTGAAACGACACTCAATTTCATTGAATGCGAATGTGAAACTAAATGTTCCGAAGAATACTGTCTTCCTAAACATTTAGGTGTAAAATTGAAAACCGGTATTGTAGCTGCTGCAGTAGATGTGTTAGGCAATCCTGCTCCATATTTATTGCTTGCTCGTTCGTCTACTTCTTTGACACCTTTGCGTATGTCTAATCAAGTTGGATTGGCTGACGCAGGATACCGTGGTGAATTGATTGCGAGAGTTGATTGCTTGGATACCAACTTGAAATCTTATCCTATCCGAAAATATCGTCGTTTATTTCAAATCGTTCAGCATAATTGGTTACCTTTCAATAATGTGTATGTCGTAGATTCAATAGACCAATTACCAAAAGCACCAGATAATCGTGAAGGTGGTGGCTTTGGATCTACTGGAAAATAACTTCGGTAAAAATAATGGCATTGGTATTTCCAGAAGTTCCTGTTCATCCTGTTGGTGTAAGTACATTAAACGAAACTATTGATGCTTATATTGACAAAATTGAAAGATTAGGAAACACTTATCCTGTTGGTGTATCATTTTTCAAAAATTTTGTCAGAAACATTAAAGATGGATACATCCACGTAATTCCTCCTGAAAAAATTCTAGAAGGCACAATTCTGATGAAAGCGTTTAATGCAAAAATAGATAACTTGTATAGCTTTAATGAATTGAAAACAGTTATGAAAAACTTTGCAACCAAACTTCTAAGTCTTGTTCCAGCGTTTCAAAGAAACGCTTACGAAACTAAACTTGTATCGATACTTAACTATCTTGCAAATAACCAATCTAGACGTATATTTACAAGTGGAAGAAAACGAACAAGAAAAGCACGTAAACAAAAACATAGAAAAACTCGTGGAAAACGTTTACATAGATCCGTTTATTAAAGAACAAAATGTTTGCAGAACAACCTTTTATGAGAAAAATCAGAGAAGTAATTTTAGAAGAAAAGGAACGTATTTGGGACGACCATGATCGTGAAATTTCCCAACTCCAACAAAAAAACAGAGAAAGTGTTTTTAAAGCTTGGGTGTTAGGATTAATTGTTGGTGGTGGAATTTCTGCTCTCGCAACTTCTTACTTAACAATGTACATTCACGCATTAACTAAACATTAAAATGGTTCTTTTTGAGCCCTCAAACGAGGTCTCGTATGAGCCACAATGAAATAGCATCATGTATTACAGCTCCCCAGTAAGCATTATATATAGGCTGACCTAAACCAAATATCATAAATAAAATGAGTACAATTGAGCGCAAGAAGGTGTTCAAGATGGCATTCGCCGTCGGCCACAACCAAACGTTCATTTATCTTTAAAATATTTTTTTCTTGGTGTATAGCATAAACAAAAATGGGTGGTGAACAATAAACACGCTGCCAAGAGTGGTACGAAAAGGTACTGCTAGTTCGTAGACACAATGGAGCAACACTATCAAATTGCGGGAAAGTCTTGTTAGGTTATAACTACCGTCCTATCCTTGAAAAAGAGATACTCGGACACCTCAGGGAAACTTGATGGGTATGGTAAAAATGTTATAAATAGAGATAATCCGCAGCCAAGTCCTAAAGTTTCGCAAGAGACCATGGATGCAGTTCAGAGACTGAATGGTAGTGGGGGGTAAAACCCTTAAGATACAGTCCGACCACTCCGAGAGGAGGTTTTCAAGAGGAATTATAGTGTGATGTCTACCATGCTATAAGGAGAGCTTGAAACTAATAGAGTTTTTAATTCTATTAGGGACATTCGGGTTTAATGCAATTAGTTTCCTACGGTGCCCAAGATATCTACATCTCGGGTAACCCACAAATTACTTTCTGGAAGATTCTCTACAAACGTCATACCAACTTTGCAGTTGAATCTATTGAAGTTACCTTCAACGGTCAAGCAGACTTCAACAAGCGTGTAACTGCAGTCATTAACCGTAATGCAGATTTAATGTACAAGACATACGTCCAAGTCGTTTTACCAGCCATTTCTTTAACAAACAACGATGGTTTCCGTTGGCTCAACTACATTGGTCACCGTCTCATCAAACAAGTTGAAATTGAAATCGGTGGTCAACGCATTGATCGTCAATACGGTGACTGGATGCAAATCTGGACTCAGCTCTCTGTTGATGCCGGTAACATCAAGGCCTTAGATGCTATGCTCGGTAACACCCACGATCTCGTCTTAATGAAACGTTCTACTGGTATGCCATTAGATACAACTTGTTCTTCTTCTGAAACAACCATCTCTTGTATTCCACGTGCCGGTACACCAGCCAAGACCCTCTACATTCCTCTCCAATTCTGGTTCTGTCGTAACCCAGGTGTTGCAATTCCTCTCATTGCTCTCCAATACCACGAAGTCCGTATCAACGTTGACTTTGAAACATGGCAAAACTGTCAATACTACGAAAACAGCACTGGTAATCCATACGCCTACGCAGCTCAATCCTTAGCTGCTGCTTCCATCTACGTTGACTACGTCTACTTAGATACTGAAGAACGTCGTCGTTTCGCCCAACAATCCCATGAATACTTGATTGAACAAGTTCAATACACTGGTGCTGAATCCATCACATCTTCTTCCAACAAGATCCAACTCAACTTCAACCACCCTGTAAAGGAACTCCAATGGGTCGTCCAACGCGATTCCTTCGTAGACTGCTCTACATCTACATGGTTAGCCTCTGTTGGTGGTGCACAACCATTCAACTACTCTGATGACTTCTCCACTGATGGTATCATCACATCTCTCTTAGCCCAAGCCACAGGTGCAGCCAACTCTCTCCAACCCACCAACTCTGTCTCCTTGGCCACTCGTCCTCTCGGTCAAGCCCCAACAGAAATCTCCTCCCTTGTTGGTGCAAACTCCTTCGATATTGCAGGTGAAACTGAATTTGAATCTGGTGTCAACTACCTCCTCGCCAAAGTCATTCTCGACTCCGGTGTCCGATGTGAAGGTAAGAACCCAGTTGAAGTCGCCAAGCTCCAACTCAACGGCCAAGACCGATTCACTGAACGTGAAGGTGCCTATTTCGACAAGGTTCAACCATTCCAACACCATTCTCGCACACCATCTGTTGGTATCAACGTATACTCCTTCGCCTTACGCCCAGAAGAACATCAACCATCCGGAACATGTAACTTCTCCCGTATTGATAAGGCAACTCTCCAACTCACTGTATCTCTCAACACAGTTACTGGTACACGCACTGCACAAGTTCGTGTATACGCCCTCAACTACAACGTTCTCCGCGTAATGTCTGGTATGGGTGGTCTCGCATACTCCAACTAAACCCGCAAATGTATACTATATTTGCGTGGTTTACTAACCTGTTGGCTTTTAGTGTAATATAAATTAAAACATAATGAAACCATAATTGAGTTTCAAACTTGAAATTCAATTATGATTTATTAATAATGGAATTAGTGTATTACACTGTTGGGTTCAACCCTAAATACATAGACATGCTTTATCTATCTATAGTCTCTCTTCGCAAATACAATACACAAGATATCTTGATTATTTGCGACGAAGCTCTAGTCGAAACATGTATTGAAAAAGTAAAAAATATCAAGAGAGTCACTGTAGTAGCATGCAAGGATTCTATTAATGCAATGGATTCTTCTATGAAAAAACTGCTTATATTTGACTACGACATCTCTAAATATAAAAAAATTCTTTTCGTAGATTCTGATATTTTAGTCGATGTCTGGTTACACACTGTTTTACCTAATGTTGTTGATGACGGTATTATTTACGCT